GTTATAGATGGGGTTGGTATCTTCAATTTCAATTGAGAAATCAGCGGGCAAGTCAAGGACATTGCCGTTTGTTTTGATGCTTATCATATTTTACTTGTTTCTGGTGAATGGTGCGCGTGCTTTGCTCAGGTTGTCGCCGGCTTTCTCTATGTCGCGATAACTTACATACGCTTTGATTACGCTTATTGACTGAATGGCAGCCTTCATGTCCTTAACTGCTGCGGCAAGCTCAGTACTCTTGGTTGCTGCTGTGCCGGTGAAACCGCCTTCGGCATAACTGTTGTTCCCGGCATCAGCTGTGCCGCGTAAACGGTTGCGGCGAATAGCCTCAATCGTGCCCACTGCGTCAACCACTCGCGGGTTGTTCATTATAGGCTTGGGGACAACGTACTCCCCTTTGTGCACAACGCCAGCCACTTCATAGCGGTCGCCGTCTCCGGTGTAACCGCCTTCGGCGTAGCCGCTTGACAATACACGTTCGGCGGTTGCTGTCGTATCGGTTGAACTGCTCGTTGATGACGGTTGCAAGTTCTTGATTTTATCGCGCTCCGCTTTTGCGCTGGCAACCTGTGCAGCTCCGGTAGCGGTCAACATGGCGGCAGCAACTGATCCGGCTATCGGGCCAAGGTCTGCGTATGCCTTCATGATTGACACGGCTGTATCTGCGATAATCTGAGAGACTTTGATTGCAAAGTTAACATCGGCATACTTCTTTTGTATCTCCAATTTGGCGTTCTCCTTCTCTTCTTCAAGTTCGGTGGTGTCTTCGCCGTTATTCTCCGCCTGACGTATCAAAACATCATATTTTGCATCGCTGGCGGCAATTTCAGCATCTTGAATGGCCGTAAACATCGAACTTGACAAATTGGTATAATAGTCATAATACTTTTTGACATTATCAATCTGGAGTTCTAATTTCTTTTTCTGGTATGCTTCTTCGCTAATCATCCCTTGCGTGTGGTAGTTTTCGAGTTGAGCCAATTCGCGGTCGTACTCGTTCGCCCACGAAACGCCCGTTATCTCCTGAAGCTGATACATCTGCTCTTGCTGCTGGAAGTTGAGCGCGGCAATGCGTTTTTGCTTCTCATTTTCAAGTGCCACCGCCTCTTCCGTGCCTTCGCCAACAATCTTTATAGCCGCGTTATATACCTGTTCAATACCTTGTCGCTGTGTCGTGAAACTGTCAATAATTCCGGCGCGGCTTGTTGTGTTGGTCATCAGCTCGCGCAATTTCTCTGACCATTTGCCGGTGTCTGTCAATATTGCCGTTTGCTTGTCGTGCATCTGCTTAGTAATGTCGCCGAGTATTGCAACTCTTTGAGCCTCACCAATCGTGGTTGAGTTTTTGATTTCGGCATAATAATCTTGCAGTGACTTTAGCTGCGAGTTGAGCGTGTTTTTATGCTCTTGTAAGAGGTAAACGTCCGCCGCTTCCTGTGTTATTTCATCGTCACGAACGGCAGCCTCCATTACTTGCTTTTGGCTGTCGTATGCCACTTGTTGTGCGGTCAATTGGTCTGCATAGAACTTTTGACGCTGCTTTAACATCGCTGCGTTAATTTCTTGCTCCGATGCTTGTCGCTGAGCGGCTATTTTGTTTTCCTCGGCAGTGATATTTGCCAATGTCTCGGTTTTTGTGCTGTCAGTTGACGCACGAAGTGTTTCAAGTGCTTCGGTCAATTCATCGCAGTATCTCACCATTTCTTGCGCTTTTTTAAGCGCATACTCTTCTTGTGACAAATCATATTTTTGTTTGTTCAGGGCAAGTAAATTCTTTTGGTGGGTATCATCAACCGGGTCGGTAACTTGGTCTAAATCGCCTTCGCTATATGTGCCCTTTTCGTGCTTACTTTTCTTCGTTGACGTGCCTTTTAGCTCTTTTAACCGTGCTTGAATGCTCTTCTTTTTCTTCTCAATATCTGCATATTCTTCATCGGTCTGAGGATCGATTTTGCGGAGCTCTTTCAGCTGCTGCGTTAACGACTTTACCTCGTCAACCACCCCGTGTGCTGCCGTTGCAATACCCGACACGCTTTCTGCTGTGTTATTTGCCGAGTTGGTAGCATCGTCGAAAACATCTTCGACATTTACACCATTTTCATCCATTACAGACTTGAAGTTCTCTAGGTTGTTTGTTGCAGTTGTCAATTCATCATTTGCGGCATTGAGAGCTAAAACATATTTATCAAGAGCATCCTCACTTCTCTTCTTTAAATAAGGCTTATCCGGTGAGTCATACAAGTCCGCATTATTGATTTTGTCTTTATTCAGCGTCGGAGATTTAACAACTTCATCTTTATGCGCGTTGTATTCTCGCTTGGCGTTGGCGAAACGTGTTTTTGCAGCCTCTTGCTCGTTGATATACTGTTGGTATTCATCCTTGTAATAAGCAATGCGCATACGTTGCTCCATTGATTGGATATATTCGTCAAGAGCTTTTTTGTTTGCTTTTAATAAGCCTCGTTCTTTATCTAAGTAACCGTTGTATTCCGGGCAAAGCTTGTTAAGTTGTTCAATTGCCTTTTGTCTGCGAGTATTTGAAGCGTTTTCATCTTCAGCGACTTTTACCAAATCTAACAACTTCGTTTTTTCAGCTGAAAGTTGCGAAGTCAGCTCATTGCGTTTGTCGGCATGTGCTTTGGCTTGCGCCGCCATTCTACTCTCTGCCTCGCTTACTTCGTCAATTGACTCTTCCACGTCTTCGTTCGCCGAACACCATGTATATAAAGCCGAGACAACTGCGCCAATTGCCGCTATTGCGATACCAATTCCGGAGCTTAACATTGCAGCCTTAAAACTTTTCCACGATGATGTCGCTGTTTTAATTTGCTTAGAAAGAGTTGATATCGCTGTTCCTAAAATCAGAGTTTTGCTTTTCCATAGGTCAGCGATAATGTGGCACGCCTTAGCCCCCGCAAGGTATGATTTCTGAAGAGCTATAACTGTTACTATTGTTGCTTTGTATGTTAGGAATGCGACAGTCAATCCCTTAATTGCCGTGGAAAATTTTCCTAAAAAATCTATAACCTCAACAACGCCCTTTACAATTTCGGTTAGAGCGTCAATAAGGGCTTTGATTGGTCCGGTTTTCCCTTCAGCGATTTTCAAAATAAGGCTTTCGGATGCTGATTGCAGTGCAGCCAACGAGCCGGCTACATTGTCAGCCATGGTATCCGACATCTTGTTAAAATCTTTATTGACACCGGATATTGAGTTTCTTAATGTGGTCAACGAGTCTGCACCCTGTAAGAATGAAGAAAACGCTGCAACACTTCGTTTATCTGTCAAGTCAAGAGCTTTGGCAAGGTCAATGCCTTCGGCGTTCAATTTTTGAAGTCCTTTTTGCAGGTCGTCAAGCGTTGTCACCGGACCTCCTAAAGCTTTGGCAAGGTCTCCATTTGCATCGCAAAGATTAAGTATAATATTTCGGGTCGCTGTGGCTGCGCTGGTTGCGTCAAAACCTGCGTTTGCAAGTTGTCCGAGTAAAGCCACGGTGTCTTGTATGGTCAAACCAAATGAGTTTGCAACCGGTCCGACAACAGATAAAGATGTTTCGAGTTTGCTAAAGTCAAGAGCTGTTTTTGTCGTTGCTATTGCGCATGTTGCCAACACGTCTTCCGTATCTTTCGCGTCTTTGCCGAATATACGCAATGCAGCACCGGCAAAAGCTGAAGCACTTGACAAATCCGTACCTACAGCCTTTGCGAATTTAAGAACCGGAGCCTCCATATTTTTAATTTGCTCCTTATTAAAACCGAGTTTCGCCAATTCAATCTGTAGCCCGGTTACTTCGGCTGCGGTATATGATGTTGTTGCGCCCAGTCTGCGTGCCTCTGCGGTAAGGTCTTTAATCCCGCTTTGTGTTGTGCCCAATATTGCCGCGAGTCGTGAATTTTCTTTCTCAAACGATACGACAATATTGAAAGCACTTGTAAATGCGCCTACGATATTCGTCAATATACCTGCGCCTATTGCAGAAAAGAAGCCTATGCAGGTTTGCTTTATTTTCGTTAGGGAGATAAAACCGTTTTTAAGTTTGTCAGTTTCACCGGTAGCCTTGTATATAGCTTGCTTGGTTCGGTCGATTTCCTGCTTTAGTTCTTCGTATCTGCTTGGGTTTGTTGCCTTGGCGGTGCTATTAAATTCGAGTTTAAGCTTTTTAAGGTGGTTGTTAAGCTGGTTGACCGTCATGTCTAACGGCTTGGCTTGCTTCATAAGCTGAGACATCTTCGCGTTGTTTTCACTCATTTTCTTTGAGTTCTCCGCGATGGTCTTGCTTAGATTATTCCACTGTTCCGAGCCTTGTTGCCTATCGGCAGCAAGTTGAGCCATGAGCTTGCGCGAGGTGTTAGTCTGCTTTTGGAGCTCTTTATTCTCTTTTTCGAGATTATGGTACGCCTCTTGCACTTGCGAAGTGTTGAGCGATAGCGTCCAATTAATGTAGTCAGGTTGAAGTTTTGCCATTTGCATTATATTTTAATAATGCAAATGTATTATATGTATTCAGGCTATTGAAGGACAAAAGATTGCTTATTTTTTTAAAATCCTGTAAACTCATTCCATTCGCGTGCTCTCCTTCTTTCTGTTTTTTTAATTGCCATTAGTGCTTGCGCTCTTTTCTCTTCTTCGCGACCTTCTTTAGTGAATAATCTATAACATACAAGGGCGAAAAGCATTATGGCAATGATAGTTAAGCCGGTAAAGAATATTGATAGAAGTATCGAAAGCATAACGCCTCTACCTAATTCAAGATTACGGATTAGATAAAGAATGAAACTTACGATGCTTATAGCATACATGCCGTAAACTATCAGTGTCCATTTTACTCTTTCGCTTTTCTTCATAATTTTCATAATTCGATGCCTTTAGTAAGAAGTTCGGTAATCAGTTGTGATGTTGGTAATTTGCGGCGGTCTGCCTCGTCTCGGACAAGGTTGAGTAACCACGTTGGTAGCGTCAGGGATATTTTTGTCCTTGGTGCTCCGTCTAATGTTTTACGTCCTGCGCCTATGCGAGCGCCGCCGCTTCCTATTCCGCCCATAGCGTATAAATGTTTAAGTTATTACACCGCAAATATAAACATTATATTTGAAATATGCGACACTTTCAAACGAAAAAAATAATATGTTTAAAAGCATGTAGTTATCAGACATATCACTCGTTGCTGCTGCTGTCGTCTTCTTTCGCTAAGAAATGTTTGAAAAATATTCTTTAATAGAGTTGTCGCTGATAACGGTGCTCCATGGGTTTTGTTTGGGCTGTTTGCCGTCTCCGTAAATTGCTTTATACCACGGCGAGCCTTCTTGATGTGACCAATAGGTTAGTTGCACGGCTGTGCGGTTGCTCATGTGTTTCACGGCATCCACAACAATTTTGAGAGCGTTGTTATTTTGCTTATATGCGGCAATCTTATCGTCGGAGAATTTTATGCGCTCGTCAATATTAATCCTTTTATTGACAATCGGGAACACCGGGCCAAAGGGCCAGGCTTGCGGTTGCTCATTATCAAAGAGAGGTTGACCGACTTCGGCAAGGTACACGCCATAGACATAAAACAAGATTTTGTTAATCTGTGTCTTATTCAACATAGTGCGCTGCATTTTTTGTGCAGTAAACTGGATTAATTTTGCGTAGTCAAGACTGGTAAGCATAGAGTTATGTTTGTTTACGCCACAAAGTTAATAAATAAAGTCATACGAAACTATAAAAGAACGTAAAATTATTTGCCCCAATTAATATTATTTTAAAAGCATAGTTTTGAAATGGGCGATACATTCAAAACGGGATAATATATTGAGAAATAAAAAGGGCTTAACCGGTATAATGGTCAAGCCCGTGGGAAGTGCTGATTTTATCGGGGGTTATCCTTCGACGTCTCCGAGTTCTTCGGGGGTGTCATCGTTAACGTCGCGCGATTTGTGCGCGTGGTTATTGCGTATTGCCCAAACGAAGGCAATCAGAAAGAGCCACAACGTCTCTGCGCCAATGGCTGCGAGAATTGCCAACAGCGGGCAAACGTGCCATGTTGCTACACCGGTAATTACGGCGGGAGCAAGAATTGAGATTAATCGGATAATAAAACTGATTTTTGCTTTGAGTTTTTTCATTTTGTTTGAGTGTTAAAAGCTGAGTTTAATAAGTCGTGAACGTGGTTTTTAAGCCAGTCGCCGTACTCGTATTTGATATTCACGAAAGTTTCCTTATACATGATGCCCCAGATTTGGCGGTTATATATCTTGTAATTGCCGTGGCGTTTCATGTCGAGGAAACGAATGTAAAGAGGGTATGTTATTTGAGTTCGCACACCTTGACCGTCGGGTGTAATTAGGTAGTTTGGCGAGTTGAGCGCGTTCATCAGCGCGCCGGATCTGCCCTTGATTGTGCTGCCGCTGCCTTGCTTGATTGTGCGCTCGTGCCCCACCTGATAGATGCGGCTTGTGGCAATCTGCTTTTGCGCGGCAAAAATATCATGCACTCCCTTGCGGATGTATTGCATGAAATATTGTGTCTTTAGGCTGTCCGTCTCCATGGCTAAAAGGATTTAGCGGTGAAACCTATTGACCAACCCGCGAAGTTGCGGTAAAATTCCGTTTCCGGTAAAGTGTTGAGGCTTGACACGTCGAAGCGCATGACCGGACAACCGGCGGCTTGGTCGTTGAGCATCAACGCCTTCACTCGTTCAATGATTGGCTGCGTGTGGGCAAGCACATCAAACGTGTCGGTGCGTTGTGGGTCATATCGTTCCATGACGAAAATAACACAAAGATTGTTCTCACTGAAGTTATCGGCATTGCTTCCGTTGCCTTCGCCCGTGGGTGGCAGAAAGAACAGGGTGGGGGTCTGTTCGGGCTTCAGGTTGATAATCTTCTTGCCCATTTGCTCGTCCACGGTCACAGCCATGACCTCGCGGATCTCGGGCAAGCGTTTGGCTACGCCCTGCCAATATCGTTTATATTCTTGTAGATTAATCATGATGCAAAGTAATGATTAGCCTCTTCGGCGCGTCTGCGTGTCAGTCCGGGCAAAACAACTTTTCCGGCGTGGTTAAATTTGGCGAACTCTGTGCGGATGCTTGGATTGTTGGGGTTCTCTTTGACCTTCTTCAGCAGTGTTGATTTGTCAAGAGCTACCAACCCTATGTTATACGCTAACGAGGTTATTGCGTCAAACTGGTTGTTGTTCACGGGCACGCCCTTCAATCGGGTTTCGACTTTTTGGGCGAAGTTATTAACATCGGCTTCAAACAATGCGTCTGCTTGGGCTTGTGTGATAGTCATGCCGGCTTTAACGTCTTTGCCGGTGTGACCGTAGCCGATTGTGAATACTCCGGCGGGGCATTTATAGGCAGTCAATCTGCACCCTTCCCAGCCTTTAATCATGCTTTTAATCTTGTTTGATAGTTGCATAATAAGTTAATCTAAATTAGTATTATAGTAAAATAGTATTTTAGTAAAATAGTAAAGTAGTATTTGCTGTAAATCAATTATTTACGCTGTTTGCTCTCGTGGTTATACTCGAATTTGCACTTGTATAGATACATCAATATTGACCAAAAATCAACGCTCTCAACCTCCTTGACCGTGCCGAAAAGCCCGGCGGTTGCAACCTCAAAGGTTATGCCAGTCCATCCCGTCTTGTCGTCGGGCTTGCGGTCTCCTGTGCCTTTGAAGATAATTGACAAATCAACGCTCTTGCCGTTGATTTCTATGGGCCCGGACTGGATGGCGTGCCACACTGAGGCGAACAAGCGCGGTGCATGGAAAGCAAGCATGTCGCTAACATCCTCGCCCTCGTCGATGTGATACATCACGCGGGCAATATTGCGATAACACTCGGCAACTGCCTCGGGGTTGTCACTTGCCGATGCCACCGCCTCGATAATGCTTAGGCATTGCACAAACTCGCCGAATGTCATTCCGTCAAGCCAGTCACCCGGACCTTTGTGTCCGTCTTCTTCCGGTAAAAGATTGATGGGCGTTTCGAGGATCAATTTATATACTCCGGAGGCTTGGTCGTATTTTACGAAACATTGCGCCAGTGCTTCGGCTTGCGGTTGAAGTTCGTTGATGTGCTGAGGCAATAGCTTGGTATAGTCAACCTTCATGCCTATAAGATAGCTGCACCAGTGCACCGTGAAGTAATCGAACGTAATAACCTTGTTTGCGAGTGCCGATGCCAACAAGCAATAATACTTGTATTGTGCCGGCTTTAACTCGTCAATGCAATCGGGAACGCTGTGTTTATGCCCGCGGCTGCGTATCTCTCTCATGGCTAAAATGACATACCTTTTGAGTGAACAAGCGGCTTGCTTATATAGTAATCAACTGCGCTGCCTTCGGCGTTGAGTTCGTCAACCAAATCTTGCAGCTGCTGCAAATATCGCCTTGCGTCTGTGTCTAAACTTGATGCCACGGCTTCACGAGCTTCCTGAGTGGCTTTGATGCGCGACTTTACCGGAGTGCTCTGCTGCACCTGCACAATGCCTTCGGGCAATACTTCAACCGGTAAACGCTCAACCGCCTTCTTCATGGTGAGTAACGCCATGCATCGCTTTGCCGTGTCGCAAAGGTCGGCGGTCTTAATGTCTCCGGAGAGCATTTGTGCAAGATATTTACCAACTATGGGCTTAATCTCGGTAAGCTGAATTTCGCGAAGCATAGGCAGCAGCGTGACGAACAGGCGGTGGCTGCCGATGTTGTAATACTCGTTCATGTCTTCGAGCGAGCGAATTAGCAAACCCTCACGCAACAGGTATTTGCGTGATGTCAACCAGAAATCAAATTTGCCCGCGTCGAGGGCGGCAATCAGCATGTCGGTTGCCTCGTACGCAAGACGCAAAATGTTTTCTTCGTCTTTGAATTGTTCAAGAGCGGTCAAGCCCTTCTCGTTCTCGCCCAATCGGCGGCTTCGTCCGGCTTCATCGTGTTGAGCGTCAAGCGTGGGGATTATTTTCAGCCATGTAAAAAACGCCACGGCTTGTTGAAGATAGAATAGCGGTTTGGTAAGAAGATTATCCGTGTCGGCTGCGTCTGCGCTGTTGTAGAACGCCGCCAATGCCTCAACCGGCTCACTGCCGATAATGGCAATCACATCACGCTCGCCAAGATGTAGCAGCGGCTGCCACTTGTCAAACGTAATCATGTTTGAAATCAGTCCAACGGCATCAACAATTTCTTGTGCGCCGTTGCCGTCTTTATTGAATAGTTTCATCGCGTTTTAATATGTATGGTTTCCAATCATATTTATCTAAGTTCATCAGCTTTATGGGGTCAAATACCTGCTCCTTATAAAAGCGTGCAAGGTCAGTGTTGGTGGTTATCACAGTTTGCTCACAACGCGGGTTGATATTGAAGTTTGCCGAGCCTTCCATAACGAAGTCGAAACGCTCGCCAAAACCCGCCATAACCTTTGCGTGGCTGCGCAATATGCCGCAACGCCCCCCCCTGCTGCAAACAATATCTTTGATTGCCAAATACACGGGGACATACTTGTATTTGAATACTTCGCCCACATAAAAATCAAGGTGCTTTATCAAGCCTTGCTCCACCCACTTCTTTATCTCGTCGAGGTGGCTTGTTGACAGATACCACGTTTGTATAAGCAGATATTCGAGCGGTTGCTGCTTCAATATTGCACGGAGAAAGGCGATTGAGTCAATGCGCCCGTATGAAAAACAATGATATGCCGTGTCCGGCTGCATGTGCCACGGCAATACATTTTCGAGGTCAATCTCGGCAATAATGCGGCGTTCAAACTGCTTCGGTCGCAAACTTGTGCCTTTGGTCGGCTCGTCTTTGTTGGGGTCGTCAATGCACTCACGCCCGCCTTCCTTGTTGGGAGCTGCGGCGGGTTTCGCTTCCGGTTCGGGTGCGGCAAACAGATTACGCATTTGCTTTGATGCGGTTTTCGGGGTTAACATTCTGCTCGGCTGCCACAATGTTGCGATACAAGCCGATGCGTATGTCGGTGTCGGGGTGGTTCGCCTTTATGAATTGTTGAAACGGCTTGCAAAGTGTCATGTCGGGCACGGCGGTTTCTGATGCGTTGTAAACTTTTAGAGAGTATAGTTTTTCACTGCCACTGCCCAATTTCGTATCTAAAATCAGGTTTGACAATGCCGGGTCAAGCCCGAAGCCGGATGTTGCCGCAGCCTCTGCTTTCTTGCATATAGCCACTTGCGCCTCAATGTAGTCTTTGATTTTTTTGTCGATGGGTGTCACCTTCCAGCCCTCAAAACTGTTAGCCTCTGAGTTCCAAAACTGCGAAGTGTGCATAAATTTGCCCGCGTTCTTGCGTCCGGTCATTGATGCGGCGAAACGCTCCATTGCTTCGTCCTTGAAGTCCTCGAGCATTTTCGCGCTGTATGGCGTTTTGGTCTTCTCGCAAATGTCTTTAATGCGCTCTTCTGCTCTATCCCAATAGCTTTGCGGACTTTCGATGTGCATTGATATGGCTGAAGCATTTTCGTTGTATGATGCGAGTATATTTGCCAACGTGCCAGCCAATTCAAGCCAGTCAAATGCGCCCACAAAACGCGGCACGCTGTAGTGGTCGCGGTTGTAGCTGTATATGTTGTAATATGCCACTGATACCGGATATTTAAACGGGTCGTCCGGATTAAATATGGGGTAAACGTGCATATATCGGCGGTCGGGATTGGGCCAATCGCCCACACAGGCTTCGGTGGGTGCGGTGTCGTCATCGCCGGGGTAAACAAAACGTATCTTATTAGCCGGTATGTGGTCAACTCGCAACAGTTTGCCCTTGCCTATGCGTCCGCCGCGGCTGCGTGTGAACTTCACCCAAAAGCCCTCGAGGTGCACAAGGTCAACAAGACATCGGTGCATCTGCTGAAGATAGTCGGTTGCTTCGAGTTCTGCCGTGATGCCCTCGTCAACCGTCCACTGACGGTAAAACATATTATTGCTATCGTCAACGGCATCGCGGTACAGGCGCGGACCTTCGCCCCACTGCAAACCTGATTTCTTGTACATGATGCCCTCGCCGGCATAGAATTTCTCTAAAACTCTGCCAACATAGCCCGGTAAATCATTATCAAGCCCGAAAGGTATCACTTTCACGCCGTTGACGGTGATATAATCATGGGCAAAGCCACTATACCCGCCGCGTATCATCACGGAGGTTGGCGTCCAGCCCGTAGCCTTGGCGTTTAGATTGAATGTATATACTTGACCGTTGCCGCCGTCAACAAAGCCAAAGTTTCCGCTTCTGCGTATCATTTTATTGGTTTTTCTTATTACATCACGGTTTTCATGCCGTTAAATTCAACTATTAGCGGCTGCCAACAGTTTTTTGCCTTGCCCGTTTCGGTGTCGGTAAAAAACAGTTTGTGGCTCGCATTTTCTATTGTCTCGTCCGCTGCCTTCGGTCTGATCCGCGCCGCGTTGACCGTCACAAGGTCTCCGCCCTTGGCAGTGCTGCGGTTCCATTTGCGAAATTTCATTGCGAAAGTTCCGCCGGCGCGGCTTATAGCCTTAGCCTCGTCGATAGCCTTATACAGATTTATTGTTTGCATAATGTCGTAATATCAAGGTTGCGGCTGCAATCAAAGCTATCATCATGGCAATCACCGCTAAGCGAATGCCTGTGTAATTAGTCGTCTTAACCTTTTGCGTCTGCGCGTTGACGGTATCACTCGTTTGCGTGGCTGAGGTTGCGGTTTGAGTGCGTAGCTGCTCACACTGCGCCATCTGCGCTGCTTGCGATGTCTGCTCAGCTCTGAGGGTGCGAGTGCGGTGTCGCGTTGTTGTGATGCTGCTGATGCGCCCCGATGCGTCACGCGTGATGTTAATAGTGTCTGTGTCAGTGTCGGTGGTTGCGCCGGCAAATGTTTGTTGCGCTGCGGTCGCAGCGTTTGCCGTGACGCTGAGGCTGTCGGCTGCGTTGACTGTGCTGACTGCTGCGCTGCTTGCCTCTGTGCTGCTCGTTGTTGCAGTGCGGGAGCTATTACAACCCGGTAGAAGGGCAACACACGCAACAGCACACAACAGGCGATAACCAATAGGGTTTGTAGTAGGTATTTCATGCTTCATAATTCGGAAATGTCAATTTTCTTGCGTTCGGTGCAACAGGTTTTTGCACACAGCAGCGGCACGGCATACGATATGATGCGTTCGTTTTTCTGCACTTGCTGCTCCATTGATGCCAACCGCTCGTCCATTTCGCTGAGGCGAGTTTTGAGCGTGTCGCGGTCGGCTTGCAGGTCGGAGATTAATGATTGGTAAATCTTTTGCACTTGCTCCATGGCGTTTGCCTCTGCCTCTTTGCGCGAAAATTTGAGCGTAAAGAGCCAGCTCAGCGAGCCGCTGCCCGCTGCCGTCAAAACGTATGATAATATTTCGTTTAGTTCCATGTTTTGAGCTTTTATATTGCAAAGCTCGCAAAACATCATCGCTTGGCGAAGGACACAAAAAGCACCGAGCGCGGTCGCGGCGGTCGGTGCTTTTTTGTGCTTCGTTAAATTGTTGCAGTCAGTTATTTAACTCTGCTCGAACTTGTGAAGCAAAATTACTAATTTTATTACTAATTACCTAAATGTCAGAGGTAATTGTAACCGTTTTGAAATACGTTAAATATGGCGTTCTTATGTAATTTAATCCGTGAGTTAGTTGCTTGGGGGCGCGTCATTCGGCGATTTGGTCGCCGAGGTCGGGGATTTCGGGCGCGGGAACGTTGGCGAGGGCTGCAAGGTCTTCGCGTATCATGCCGATGGTGCGGAGAGCTTCGAGGGCTTCATCGCCGGGCATGTCAATCTCGTCGCCTTGGTAGAGCAAAATGTTAAACACTTTGGTGAGTTGCTCACTGTATATGTTGTAAACACCGTTGTTGTGTTGGAGGTTGGCAATTACGTCTTGCGCTTTTTGTGAGAGAGTGAAATTATTTTCCATTGTTGTATTTAATTAAAAGGGTTATACTTATACGTTTTTTTGATTTGCGGGGTTAATGCTTTTGAGAGTTTCACGGACGGCGAACGGAGCGAACGATACAAGGAACGTCAGTGCTCCGTATGCCACCATGTTGTTGCGGTCAGTTAGAAGACCGAGGTACATCACTAAAAATGCTACTATTGTCATAGCCATGACAAATTGCATTGAGGATAGGTGAATAATCACCTTTGCGAGTGATTTATTCACTCTCGCTTGATGCGAGTTAACTGAATTGGCAGTTAGTTGAATTGTTTTCATTTGACAGTTTTTGTTTAAATTAGTTGACAATGTTTTTTAAGGGAAAAGGCACTTGCCTCTCCGGGGTGTCAACCAAAAACTGTCAGAAAAATACAACCGAAGCTGCAAATATATACAGTGGAGAAGGCAAGTGCCTTGATATTTCGTACGGGCAAAAAAATAAGCCCGGAATTTCGAGCCTTTTGGGCTTCGGAATATTTTTTAATAATTTTTGATTGACACCGCTAAGTTACGGCGAAAAGTCGAAATAAAAAAAAACAAGGGTTAAAATATGTTATATTTCAAATTTATTTTTTCGCCATATTTTTTGCCGAAAAAAACCGAGGGCTATGCGCTGCCCCCGGTACGGTTTAATGAAAACTGAAAGCTCTTCATCAGACTAAGGTCTATTCTTCATTCAAATCTAATCAAGTTTCATGTCTTGGACTTTTTCTCTGCCGCAAAGTTACGGCTTTTTGCCCGGTATAAGGCTACTTTTGGCGAAAAAATGCGGCTTAAAATCACGGAAATTGCAGTTTTAAGCCCAAAATTTTGCTCTTGTTTTTGCTATTTAGCAACATATCAAGGTGTTGAGCCTCGCCGAAAGCTAAATATATTTTTTTGACACGCGCCGAAGTGCGGGCCGCTCAGAATTGTCGCGGTACTTACCACGACTTACCAAAGGTGAAATATGAGAAATTTTTGTAATTGTGTATCTGCCGAGCCTCACTTTTTCATGCGCTCCGCCATCCATTGCTCGGCGGCTGCATCAGCTGCCGTGTTGTCGGGGCGTGTGCCTGTTGCTGCTGCCGTCCACTCGCGGCGCATCATAAGGTACTTGAACGCGTCACTAAAGTTGGTTGACAGCTTCGGCAATTTCTTCGGCTCGAGCTTCTCGGTCTTCTTGACCTTAGCCACGAGCTTAACGCTGCCTTTATATCGCACCTCTGCCTTAGCTCCTTCAATACTGCTAACCATTTCAACACAGTTGAGCACATCGACGCGAAGGCGCGGCAATTTGGCATTGCGCTCGCTCATCAGCTCGTGCATGAAGGCGAACTCGGCATTTTGCTTGATGGTTGCTTGCTTGCGGCTCATCAACACCACGCTCCAGCCTGTGCGCCGTCCGTTGGCATCTTTCTCAATCGCGTCTTTAATCTTGCTTGCATAGTCTTCGCCCTGCGACTGGAAGTTATTACCTGCGCGGTCGTAGTACATGTGCAAGGTTTTGCATCGGTGCTCGGCAAAGAACTCAAGGAACTGGTCGGCAAGCTCACGAAACCAGCGCGGCGGTATCTCGTAAAAGTTTTTGTGCACTCGGTAATAAGCACCGTCCTGTTGAGCCACAACAAACGAAAGCATATTGCCAAAGTCCATGCCGCCGTCAAGGGGCTTGTCGGGGTGCAAATATTTTAGATCGCGGCAATCAAACGCGGCTTCGCCGGTGGTTGTGCCGTCGGTATATTTATGGGTATCATCAAACAATACATAAAAGCGCGCGGACTTTCTTACTCCGGGGCGCATGCCAAGCACGCTCTTCTGGAACTCGTGCAGCTCGAGCGCGCCGCTATACAATCGGCGTATATAATCAATTGTCAATATGTCAATGTTCACAAGGCTTGACATATTGGCAAAGTATGTTTGACCTTTGCGCAACTTCAATAATCCGGCATCGTAATACGCAATCTTGCGTTCGAGGCGGTCAATCTTGCCGACTGACGGGGCGGGCTTGCGCTCTTCGGCTGTGAGCTTAATTAAATATTCGTTGCGTTGCGCTGCTGCCTGTATGGTTTTGACTATGCGCTGCGGGTCCATTTCGGCGGCATAACGGAAAAACCAATCATATTCGCCCTCGGTGACATCTGGCATGTCGGTGGTGATGGTCGTGCCAAGGAAGAGGTGCGAGCGTCCGAACGTCATTGCATCGCCGCGAAGTATCGGCATTACACGCGCTGCGCGGGCATCGCTGGCATACTTCGCCTCGTCAAAGAAAAGGTGCACCACTGACTTACCTGCCAACAAGCTGGGGTTATCGAGCGAGCCAAGGAATAATACCGCGCCGTTATAAAAGCTGTAAACGTGCCTGTAATCGTCAACAATCACCGAACAACGGCGTTTCCAATCAAGGGGCGGCTGCTTGCCTTTGATATAATGCACGCCCTCAATCAAGCCCAACAATCGCCAACCGTTTTGCACCGCGGGCATAATGTTGTCGGTCAAGTTGGCGTATGTGTTGGCGACTATTGCAAACGGTGCGCCGGGCATATCGAGCATACACCGGTATGATCTGCGCGCAATGATAACGGTTGACTTTGCCAAGCCACGTCCGCCTATTAATACAAAATTGGTTGTGTCAATCCAATCGCAAAGCACTTGCGCCTCCGAGCCATATTTGACGGCTACGTCATCGCCGTCAATCTGTTTCCTCGCTAAACTCTTTGACATCATTCATTAGTCGTTGTAAGATTGATTTTTGTTTTACGCCGGCATCTTCTTTTATGCGCTGGCGTGATATTTCGGGAATATCCGGTATTGCGTCAATAAACGCTTCAAGCTCTTTGCGGTCGGCACGACTTGCGCCCATGCTCTCTGCGTCGGCGGTGTATATAATCGCTGTTTTGGGGTTGAGCAACTCTTGCGGTATTTCGGGCGCGTCTTCATCAAAGCAACCGCGCAATTTTGCGGCTTCGGCAATAAAACTTTTTGCCTCTTTGAGGTTGCCGAGTGCTATCGCCATATCCGCCATTTTGTCGAGTTTTTCGGCATATAAGTTCGCCCACGCGCGCGGGCGCACGTCATCTTCACTATAAAAGAAGTTGAGCGCGTCGGCATATACGCGGCGAGCCATCCAATCTGATAAACCGTATTTTTCTGACTTCAGCAGCTTTATAATTCCGGCTTTCGTGACTATGCGCTTGCCACCGGGCAAAAGCATACGCGCGCGAAGACCGCGCACCATTTCCATGTAATTGAAATATTCGCGTTCTTCGGGGGTGAGGCTGTCAAGGTCGCCGGTTGATAATATACGTTCTATCTGGTGCGAGTCAATCTTATCAAAATTAATTCGCGAGGGCTTATCCGGTAAACTCATCGTCGTCCATGTGGGTTATAAGTTCGTTATAACGGTTGCGCCGTTGCATTTTTGCGAGTTCGCGAATTGCCTCAACGTTGCCCGTTGCCGCCGCCTGTTGCAATTTTACTTGCGGGGCTAATTTGCCTTCGACTTGCCCTGTGAGAATGATTTGGCTTATATGGCTGCCGGGTATCTCCGCAAGCACGCAAAAAGCGGCTTTGCGTTCGCCCGTCCAATCCATTGACGCTGCAATCTCAATCGGCATCAAGCCCACGGCTGCAAGCTGCATCACGTCTTTTTCTTCTTCGGGTGTGAGCTGCAACGTTGGCAAATTGGTGTTACTCTCTGTGATATTCATCGTCAATGCGGCATATTGCCTTGTAAAAGTAAGTTTCGTTTTGCTCTATGGCTATAAAACGGCGGTCGTTGCGTATGGCTGCCACGGCGGTTGTGCCTGATCCGGCGAATGTGTCAAGAATTACCGCGCCGGGGGCGGTGCTGTCGAGTATAAACGTTTCAATCAATGCAATCGGCTTTTGCGTGGGGTGCACTTTTTCGCCGTCGGTGCGCTTTGCACCGCTTGAAAATGAACGAACGTCACGAATGATGTTTGTCGCGCCTATGCTCACACCTTTGCCGACGTGAAATAACACAAGTTCGTGGGTGAAGGCATAATGGTTGCCCGGACCGCTAATTTTATCCCAAACAAGCATATTTGACGCGCCGAGTATTTCATCGAATATCGGGTAATAAAAAGCATATCCGCGCCAATCGGTAAAGAAGTAAATGCACGCTTCGGGCTTGCAAACTCGCTGCATTTGCTCAAAAAGTTCGCGGTAAAACGGTCGGCAAATTGAGAGGTCTTTAAAATCGCCGCGCTGTCCGTTGTGTGTCATGCCAAGAAAATAAGGTGGGTCGGTTATCACACAATCAACCGAGTTGTCCGGTATGTGTTTGATTATGTCAAGGCAATCGGCATTGTAAATTGTGCCGTTGGCTGATGTCATCTTCGTGGCGGTGTCAATATCGTAGCTCATGCAATCGGGAGTTTAAAGCGTCAATTTCTGTGTTTATAGCATTGAGTTGGTGGGCTGCCTCTGAGCGGTCGCAAGGAGTGCAGCCACTGCGCGACAT